TTAACATTCATCCCTGAACTCCTTTTCCTTCGCCATGAATCAATAAAATGTCGATTTACTATTATAAACTTACTTTCAAAAGTTAGGCAATACATAGAACACATAATTGACTCATCTTCAATATCTACGATACGAATAACTCGTATATTTCGTCGCAATTTACGTAGTTTATCTTCATCATTCTGAAGAACGACTCCAACTGGTTTGCTCTTATGCCTAGGCGTACTATCATATGCTTGTCCTTGGAAAGCAGCTTTGACGCCACTAATAAACATTTGAATGATAAATTTAATCAGTTTATAAACACCTACTGCTGCTACTCCTAGCATGCTAACCGTTGCGACTCCAAATACTGCATAACACAGACCTTTCCAACATTTATCCTTATTAATTACTGATTCTACCTCTGGTTCTATCAAATAATACATTTCTTGTGCCGTTAAAGTTTTATCATCCCAATTCTTTTCATTCTTCAATTTATAAATTCCAAGACATCTCAATTCACTTATAAACATTTCCTTATATTCCTCATAGTCACCATCAATTCTACTTGCTCTAATATTTGCCATACAATCCCGTATAGCATCTTCTCTACTGTAATCATCAACATCATGGTAATCCGAATCATCAGCTTGTAAAGTTATGGTTGACAATGCACTAGTCAATTTAGTATGAATATTTTGTTTATTTTGAAAATCATCAACCAAGTGAGTTACAATACTTCTAAATGTAACACTCGATCGAATATGGCCACCGACCACATCAGTATAAAAGAAATGCCATTCTTGATCAATCATATCAATTAATTGCTCAACGGTTTTCCCTTCCAAATTATTGGCTAACCATGACGCCGCCTTTGATCCATCTTTATTCTTAGTTGTAATTGTCCACGCATTCACAAATCGCGTACATAGTGCCTCTGGATGCATTAGTCCATGAACATTCGCAAAATTTGAACTATTCGTAGTTGCTAGTATGAACTTAGACGAAAATAACCGTCCTTTCTCCTCCAGTTTCGCCATTTCAAGTGGAGTTTGGGTACACGATATCAGATTTATCATATCTGATGCATCCTTTGCTTCAATTTCTTTCAAAAAATCATCTACATACATTACCTTTTGACCAGTATAACCGTCAAAAAAATGGACATTCTGCCCCGTAGGACGTGCCCACGTACTGAATTGTGCTTGACTTGCTGATTCACACAGTTTTGTTTTTAGAAGTAAAATTATAGGTAATACAGTTCCAATTAGCAAACTTTTCCCAACTCCAGATTTTCCCATAAATGCTGCTGCAGTTGGCACACAGCGGGAAGCTTCAGCTGGTATTTTGACACTCTTATAAGTTTTAATTATAGTTTCTGCC